AAAGAAACCCGTATCGTTCACACCAGATAACGAGGATGGTGCATATGAGATATCCCCGACAGGTGGATACTTTGGTCAATACATGGATCTCAATGGAGATCAATACAAGAATGATAAAGATCTAATCATGAAGTACCGTTCGGTAGCAACATATCCAGAAGTTGATATGGCTATTGAAGATATATGTAATGAAGCAATCACTGATGAGAATGGTGTTGTTGTTAAACTAAACCTAGATAACCTAGATCAAGCAGACAATGTTAAAGATCTAATCATGGAAGAGTTCGATAGAATTCTAAGTTTAACTAACTTCTCAAATACAGCATACGATACATTTAGACGTTGGTATATCGATGGTAGACTATTCTATCATTGTATTATCAACCCATCTAAACCTGATGCAGGTATAGTAGAACTAAGACAAATCGATCCTACAAAGATTCGTAAGATCAAAGAGACTGAGAAGGTTAAAGATCCTAAGACTGGAGCTGAGCTTGTAAGAGAAGTTGCTGAGTATTATTTGTATCAAGATGATCAGATGAATCAAAGTGGTGAGGGATTACGTATTAACCCTGATGCTATTATTCAAGTTAACTCAGGTATGTTAAACGAAGAACGTAATAAGGTTGTAGGTTACTTACAAAAAGCCCTAAAGCCTATTAATCAATTAAGCATGATGGAAGACTCACTAGTTATCTATCGTATATCAAGAGCACCTGAACGTCGTATATTTTATATTGATGTAGGTAACTTACCTAAGGGTAAGGCTGAGGAATACCTTAATAACACGATGAATAGATACCGTAACAAGATCGTATATGATCCTACTACTGGTGCTATTAAAGATGAAAAGATTCATCGTAATATTATGGAAGACTTCTGGTTACCAAGAAGAGAAGGTGGTCGTGGTACTGAAATCGATACTCTACCGGGTGGTTCTAACCTTGGTGAGATTGAAGATGTACAGTACTTCCAAAACAAATTATATAGGTCTTTAAATATACCTATGAGCAGACTACAAGAAGCTGATGCATTCTCAGTAGGTCGCTCTTCAGAAATTACACGTGACGAACTTAAATTCCAAAAGTTTATAGATCGTTGCCGTAATAAGTTCTCAACATTATTCTATGAAGCACTTAAAAGGCAATTGATCCTTAAGAAGATTATTGTGCCAAGTGACTGGGTAAACATCCGTGAAGATATTACTGTTGAGTTTTCTAGAGATAACTACTATGCTGAACTTAAGGATGCTGAAATCCTGAAGGAACGTATAGAGACACTTCAAATGATGGACGAATATATTGGTACGTTCTGGTCTAAAGACTGGGTACGTAGAAATATTCTGAAATTGGATGATGATATGATTAAACAGATTGCTAAGGATAACGAAAAAGATCCTATGGAACCTGATGATATTAATCCTGATATAGCTAATTCAGCTATATAAATGGGTTGTAAACAAAAAGTTTACTTAGAATATACTTTTTTATAAATACTATACAGAGAGATTATGACAACAAGAACGCTAATTGACAATATAAAAACGGGTGATGCACAAAAAAGCAACAATACTTTTAATAGTATTATGCAAGATAAGCTTATAAGTGCATTAGATTCACATAAACAAGAAGTTGCTTCTAAAATGTATGGAGCTACTAACGATGCTCCAGCAGTAGAAGAACCTGCGGTGGAGACACCAGAAGGGGAAACAGTAACAGATGCTAACGTTTAAAGAATCATTTAATGAAGTAATAGAAGCTAAATTAAAGCTCCCGAAAGGTGAAAAGGTATCCAAGGAAATGAAAAAGCTTGGGAAGAAGAAAAATATAACTGCGGTTATTACCAGCAAGTTCAATCTATATATTGATGGCGTTAAGCTTGACAAATATAAAGATCTAGCTTCAGCTGAGAAAGCAGTTAAAGAATTCATCAAATTAATGGGAGTTTAAATGAAGTTAATCACAGAATATACTCAGAACCAACTTAGCTATTCTATAACAGAAGCTAAGAATGGTGTAAAGCAAACCTTTTTAGAAGGTGTGTTTATGCAAGCTGAGAACAAGAACAAGAATGGACGTATATATACACGTGAAGTTCTTACAAGAGCCGTTGACAAATTTGTCAATGAGCAAGTTATTACAGGTCGTGCAGTTGGTGAATTGAATCACCCTGATGGACCTTCCATTAATTTGGATAAAGTTTCTCACAGAATTACTGAACTTAAATGGGACGGTAACAATGTGATGGGAAAAGCACTTATTTTGGATACGCCTATGGGCCAGATTGTAAAAGGTCTTGTCGAAGGTGGCGTTCAACTTGGAGTGTCTAGTCGTGGTATGGGAAGTCTAGAAATGAAGAATGGTAGCAACTATGTAGCAGATGATTTTATGCTGAACACTGTTGATATTGTACAGGATCCATCAGCCCCTAATGCTTATGTAAATGGTATTATGGAAGGTGTTTCTTATGAGCAGGATAGACCTGGTCATTTCGTTAAGACAATTGATGAAGGTGAGACAGAAGTGAACGAATCTAAAGTTAGTTTCTCGGAAGAGCAACAATCAGCAGGTTTTGAGCATTTCCTCTCTAAACTATAATCTCTATAGGAGAAAACAATGTCTGAATTAAAAGACGCAATTGTTGAAGATGTAGCAGAGGTTATCGTAGAGGATACGCAAGTAGAAGCAGATACGCAAGTAGAAGCACCTCTTACGGAAGCTCGTACATTATCAGCGATACAAGCATCTATGGCAGGAATGTCAAAAGATGGCCTTGACGCAATCTTCGAAGCAGCGAAAAAAGCAGAAGCGAAAGCTAAAGTGGAAGACGATGAAGAAGAAGAAGACGATGAAGGTGATGAAGATGAAGGCGAAGTAGAAATGGAAGGCAAAGGAAAAGCAAAGAAAGAATCTAAGAAAGCAGCTAAAGAAACAGTTGATGCTGAAAAAGATCTTGAAGGCAAATCCCCAGCTAAGAAGAAGAAAGTTAAATCTGATGACGGATCTGAAGGTGATGTCATAGAGAAGAAATTTAAAGAAGATGTTGACGCGTTAGTAAAAGACGAAGATACATTATCTGAAGGTTTCAAAGCGAAAGCTGAGACTATCTTTGAAGCAGCTCTACAGAGCAAAATCATCGCTGAGACAGCTAAATTAGAAGAGCGTTATGCATCTGATTTAACTGGTGAAGTTGAAGCTATAAAAGAAGATTTAGTTGACAAAGTAGACGGATACTTAACGTATGTCGTTGAAAACTGGATGAAAGATAACGAAGTTGCGATTGAGCATTCTTTGAAATCTGAAATCACTGAGTCATTTATTGATTCACTAGGTCAATTATTTAGTGAGCACCACATCAATGTACCTTCGGATAAAGGAGACATCTTAGATGCTCTATCTGAAGAAGCAAAAGATGCTAAAGCTCAGTTAAATGATGCGACTGCTAATGCAATGGATCTTGCTGAGAAAGTTAAAGCTTTCGAACGTAAAGATATTATCGCTGAAGCATGTAAAGGCTTAGCAGCAACTGAAGAAGCAAAACTACGTGAATTAACTGAAGCTGTCGAAGCTGATGATAACTCAAGTTATGCAGCTAAAGTAGCAACAATTAAGGAATCTTACCTTAACAAAGATACCACAGTAGAAGCAACTCCGGAAGTTGATGCGATCACTGAGGACACACAAGTAGAACAAGATGTTTCGGAAAATATGAAGAGATATCTAAGCGCAATTGAGCGTACACAATAACCATTTTTAGGAGAAATATAAATGGAAATTAATAGACAAGTACTACAGGAAAAATGGGCTCCTGTACTTGATTCTCAAGAAGCAGGTAGCATTAACGACCGTCATAGACGTGCGGTAACTGCTGTTGTTTTAGAGAACCAAGAAAAAGCATTTCGCGAAGAGCGTCAGTTAACTGAAACTGCTGCGAATGCAACTGCCGATGTGGCTAACTGGGATCCTGTCCTAATTAGTTTAGTAAGACGTGCAACTCCAGCAATGTTAGCATTTGATCTAGTTGGCGTACAGCCAATGACTGGACCAACTGGCCTAATCTTTGCTATGAAAGCACAATACACTGCTGCTGGTAGAACTGGTACACACGCTGCCGGTGCTGAAGCATTGTTTGACGAAGCGAACACTGAATATTCTGGTGCACTTTCGGGTGATACTGGTTCTGAAGGTTCATCTGATCCGTTTGCAGCTGAAGATACAGCTTCTGACGACGCAGATACTGTTCCTGAGTACCAACCTGGTAAAGGTAACACGACTGCTGTTGCTGAAGCTCAAGGTAACTCTGGTCCGCATATTCCTCAAATGCAATTCACTATCGACAAGACTACTGTGACTGCAAAGTCTCGTGCTCTTAAAGCTGAATACACAACTGAGTTAGCGCAAGACCTTAAAGCAATTCATGGTCTTTCTGCGGAAACTGAGCTTGCGAACATCCTTTCAACAGAAATTCTTGCTGAAATGAATCGTGAAATCATCCGTCTAGTTAACATCACTTCTGTTACTTCAACTCGTGGTGCTGCTGCTGGTGTATGGAATGCTACTAACGCTGCTGATAATGGTGGTGCTAGATGGTCTGTTGAACGTTACAAAGCTCTAGTTCAAGCAATTGAGCACGAGTGTAACAAAATTGCTGTTGACACACGTCGTGGCAAGGGTAACTGGGTCATAGTATCTAACAACGTTGCTGCTGCATTAAATGCTGCTGGCGTTATGGATACTGGTATGGGTGCATTAGGTGCTCAACAAATGGATTCAGATGTAACTGGTTCATTACTTGCTGGTACTTTAAACGGTAACATCAAAGTATATGTTGATCCATATGCAGGCGTAGATTACTTTACTTGTGGTTATAAAGGTTCAAACCCTTATGACGCTGGTATGTTCTACTGTCCATACGTTCCTTTATCAATGATGAAGACTATTGGCGAAAATGATTTTCAACCACGTATCGGATTCAAAACTCGTTACGGTATTGCTGATAATCCTTACGTCACGTATGCTGCCGCTGGTGGATACAACTTGTACTACAGAAAACGTAAGGTTACTAACCTGTAAATTTTCTAAAGATACAACTAAACCCCCTTCATTGGGGGTTTTTTTACGTATAAATATATCATATGCCAAACTATTTAAATCCATCGTCATTTGTAATGACCCTAGACTCTCAGACGTACTCGGGTACAACTTTTACGATTCAAACAATGATGCTACCAGATGTATCTGTCTCGTCTGCACCACTACCTTTTAAATCTATTGATGTAGGAAGAGCCGGTGATAAAATGGTGTTTGGTCAGTTTGAAATATCATACCTTATTGATGAAGATCTATTAAATTATAAAGAGATCTTTGATTGGTTAAAGGACAATGTAGAATCTAATCACACAGCAACAAATCATGTACGAGATCTAACCCTTACTGTTATGAACTCTGCTAACAACGTAACAAAACAAATCAAATTTGTGGATGCTTACCCGACAAGTCTTTCATCCTTACCATTTGATATCACCACAACGGATGTAGAATATCTTACAGCCATCGCGGCTTTCGAATATTCCTACTACGTATTCCTATAAAAAATCTCTTATATATACTATGTACAATTGAGCTAAACTATGATATAATATAACTAATAAAGTTATAATTGGAAGAATATGAATATTGAAGAAGT